TCTTCTTCCAGAGCGTCTGCAATCTTCGCGATTTTCTCGTTTCCGATTTGGTCAGCGAAAGGCAACTCATTGTCGCCGCCTGAACCAGCAGCCATTTGGGTTTGCATCCACTTGGTTTTGAGCGTCTTAGGGCACAGGGTTTCATAAACCTGAATGTCACCTACGCTCAAAGTGCGCTTGCTGAAGGTGGTGCTACCGGAAGTGGTAGGCTCGCAGCCGTTAGCTTGGAAGTACACATCAGAGCTTAGGATGTTGAGGTTGTCGGAGGTCTTAATTCCGGGGATAACCTGGCCGGCTGCCTGAAGCATGCCAGCGGTTTTGCCTCCAAAGAGGGCTTTGTACAGCAGGGGGAGTCTGTCTTCCTTGCCGTAGTTGTCGAGGTCAGTTACTACGAATGCCATGTTTATTTTTGGGTTTTAATTTTCTTGATTGCTTCTGCAAATTTCTCAATACGCTCATCGCGTCGTGCAGCTTCGCCCTTAAGTGCGTTTACTTTCTTCAAAGGTTCAGCAGCGGGAATTGCGCTGAATTGCTCGATAACTTCCAATGTCTTAGCCTGTGCGTTGGTCAGGTTCTCCACCAGTCCAGTCAGGCGTGCGATAAGTGCTGATTGCTCGTTGAATTTCGCCTCAAATTCAGCCTTTACGCTGGCCATTTCTGTGCTGGTTTCAACTTCTACCACTTCCTCAACTTCTGCCTTTTCCACGATTTGCGTCACCACGCCGCCCTCGGTTGTTACCAAGTAGCCTTCTGCGGTTTCGTGTGTTCCATCGGGTGCGGGTACGAACTCGCCGTCCGGGGTTTGCACTTCAAGCACTGAACCTACGCCAAGCATGGCGATTTCGTCACCGGGGAAACGTATTACCGTCCCATCAACAAGAGTGCTTTCGGCGAACTTCACGGCAGGGGTTTCTTCCTCAACCGAAAAGCCGAGCAGCTTCTTGATTTCGTTAATTTTTGATATTGCGCTCATTTCATCTAATGGATTATTTTCTGAATTGTCGTACTTTGTAAGGATTGCTTCAATAGCCGCCATTGTCTGTTCTTCGCTGCTCGCGGGTTTGTCCGTGAAATAACCCTCAATGGAAAATCCTTTGAACTTGCCTTCCTTGATGTTCTGCCAAACAGCATCATCTTCCACGTAATAGGATAAAAACCAACTGCCCTCTGGCGCATCTGCCCACATCTGCGGAGGGTTTATACCCCGTTCTTTGTCCACTATAAACGACTCCAGTAGGTGCATACCGCCCACGGGGTTAGCGTGTTCTGCGTTCACCGCGTTGTATTTGTTCTGAAGTGCCCACAGCTTCACCGCTTTCTGAATTGTTGCCGCGCTGAACTTCACATAGTAGGTCGTTCCATCTTCAGCCCTGCGAAGGATAGGCTTTTCTGCTATCATTGCAGGCCCTGTTATTATGCGGCGTTCCTCGGATTGAATAGCGAAGGATAGCTTTTCGCGCTCAATGGTGTTGATTTTAGCCTCTGCCCAGCGCAGCATTTCTTCACCGCCCCACAGCAAGTAGGAAATAGTTCCGCACGCTTCGGGGTCGTTAGGATTGTAATACTCAGCAGCACGGGAAAGGTAAGAGTAGGTGCGACGGATAGTTTGTTCCGAAAGCGGTTCGCCGGATGCGATTTGCTGCGCCCGAACCTTTCCGACCTGTGTCGCGCACTTGTTGTTCAGTTCTTCGTTCAACCGGATGCCGCGTTCTGCGTTTGCCTTCGCTGCTTCTGGGTAATCGCTGAAGCTGGCCATTTGAGTTTTATCCTCCCAATAGCTGTAACAGATAGCCACCGCCTGTTCCTGTTCCTTGCCTTCGCCGATGAGGATAGGCACGCACCGCCCGATGAAGTCATCTTCGCTTTCATTGGCGGTTGGGGTCACGAATTTATCCGCGCTGAAGAAGTGAAAATCCTCTTCAATGGCGGGTGACTGCACCAGGCTGACTTGCGTCAAGCCGTCGCCGTCTTCAATTTCAAGGTAATAAATCGGGTCGTTCATTTTCTATAATGGTGAAAAATGTCATTTGTCTTGCTTTGCCATGACGGATATTGAAAGGGCAATCTTCTGCCCCATCGCCCTGCCCAAATATTCGCCGAACTCTTCAAAGGTTGCATCGTTGATGATTTTGCTGAAGAACTTGTTGCCCTTGTAGCCCTTGGTGTGAATCTTTCGCGCTATTGCCTGAGCAAGGTTCATGTTCTTTTCTGCGCGTGTTTTCCCGGGCATATTGCTCACATCTATGCCCTTTGCGCTTATCCACCCGGTAGGCCCGGACAATGCCTTCACCAGTTCACCATCACCGCTGTTGCGGGTGCGTGGCCTGCCTCCGTCAACATATTCATAATAGTCGTTTGCATTAATCGCGCCGATAACGTCCTTTCCCCTTGTGCGTGTTTTGGCAGCATCGAGCGATTGAAACAGGCTCATGCTGGCCCGCCCCGATGGGTTTTTAGACTTTTGCAGACTGTCTTTAAGACGCGCTGTTGTGTAGTTCGTCCACCCCTGCACCAAGTCAGAAAGCAAATCCCCTGTAAGGGTAGGCTGTTCTACCTCCGCCTTTCCAAGCCGGGAAAGGTACTGCCGCTGAAGTGCCGTGAGTTTGCCGTTCATAATACCGATGTTTTGCGAAGGTTGCGCGTGCGCCGCTGTGTTGCGCTGATGTCCCCTTCAGTTACATAGACTTTATTGCTCCATTGCCCCGCCTGCTGCGTTCCGCCGCCCAAGCTGCTGCTGTTCATGGAAGGCATGGGAACATTAACACGGCTTGCGCTCATGCCTCCGCCGGCTGTACCGCCTTGCTGAACATTGCCACCTTTCACAATCTTCACCGCCCTTGCAGACGCGCTGAGGATGGCTGCTGAAATGGCTGCGTATTTGGCAATACCTGCAAGGCCACCCGTTGCCACATTGTCCGGGGAAGGTGAAGAAGTGGTATTTAATGCCTTCGCAATCGCTACGCCCGTATCCGCTGCAATTTGTGCAAGGGCAATCGCTTTGCCTGCTGCTGTCTGCTGCCCAATTAGGTCAATTAGCGCGCTGCTTGCGGTCATTACATCGGCGTAGGCTTGCTTCTTCGTGTCTGCAACCGTCTTATCAATTTCCTTTTGCTTATTGGCCGCGTCTTCAGCGTTCTTCAGGCGTAGTGCCTCAAGTTCTTTCTCCTGTTCCACGGTTGCCAGCCCCGCATCTTTACGCGCCTGGATTTCGTTTTGCAGTTCCCGCTTTCGGATTTCGGTTTGCGCCTTTTGCAAATCCTCCTGCGTTTTGGCTGCCTTCATGGCCGCCAATTCTTCCTCATCGTATTTCGATTGGATGAAGGAAAGTTCATCCTGAGCCGCCTTTTCGCGTTGTGTCTTTAGCGTGTCCTGCTGTTTCTTCTGCGCGTCTTCCTGTTCCTTGTAATAGGTTGCACGAACCTTGTTTAGTTCAGCGTTTAGAAGCATTTGAATTTGAACTTCAGAATATCCTTTTTCTTTTAGGGTGCGGATTTCCTTTTCAAAGTTCAGTTGTGTAATGGCCAAACGGTTATCGAGCGTATCCTCATGAAGTTTCAGCATTGCAACATTGCGTTCTATGCTGTTCTGTTCTGCCTCGATACGTTTTTCTTCTGCTTCGCGTGCCAGTTCTTCGCGCTTTTTCCTGCGCTCTTCAGCTTTATCCTCTGCCTCTTCCTGTTCTTCTATATTCTTCTTCTTTACGCGTGTCTTTTCACGTTCACGCTCTAATGTCATGAGGTGGTTTAATTCTTCACGCCGTGCGTTTTCTTCTTCAGTCAACGCACGCTGTTTCCAGACAAAATAAATTTGGTCAAGTTCTACCTTCAGACGCTTAACCCTTGCCCTGTATATCTCCTCTTCAGTTGCACCCTTTGCCTCTAATAATTCTACCTCACGTTCCAAGCCTGTAATGGCTTTTTTGTTCATCTCCTCAAGTGTTTTCCAATCGGTAAGGCCAAAGAATTTCCTAAACGCGCTGGTTACTTTATCCCAGTTTGCCGCAAGCATGCCAACTGCCACCACTATTGCACCTACTCCGGTGGCAATCAGCGCACCGCGCAAAGTACCTAAAGCAGGTATGACCTGCGTCATGATTGTTGTTTGCAGCCCGGCAAACATGAACTGCATATCCTTCAAGCCTGCTACACCTTGCGCCAATGCCATTGCACCCTGAACGCGAAGCATAGCTTTTTGCAAATCTTCACTTTCAGAACCAAGTAAAGCCGCTGCCCCTTGTGCCGCTGCAAAGCCATTGGCCATCGTTCCTGTAATATTTGCAATCATTTGGAACTTATCGGGATGAAGACCTTTTATCGTGGCGTTTACATCATCCATCCTGTCCTTCAGTTGCGCTACTTTCTGCGCCGCTGCAAGGGTTC